CACCACCTTCAAAAATAACTGTTGGAGCGGTGGTATAACTTCTACCAGGATTAAGAAGAGTCAAACCAGTGACTGTTTGAACTGTAGAAGATCCAGTCGCACCAGATCCCTGTCCACCTAATATTCTTGCCTTTGTAGGACCATAATAATTATCACCATTTTTAGACATCTTAATATAAGAAACTGCTCCGTTGTCATCTAAAATGACATCACCTGCAGCTCCATCTGGGAATAAATCTGCAACGGCAGGAACAGTGCTTCCTTCTGCTAAGGGAACACCATACATCTTTGGACCAATAGCATATGGATATACAGGATTTCCACTAGAATCCTCTGTCATATAATATGCATATGTTCCATTTGGATATTCAGGAGTTACACCAAATTTACCGTTATATGCATCCAGAGTTCCAACTGAAGAATCATAGATATAATCTTGTACTAAATCCCCTAAAACATAACCAACTTGAACTGTTCTGAGACCTGCACCTGAAGTAGTATAAGCAAAAACGTATAATGTGTTTGGTGCTGTAACTGGAACAGTGAATCTAATTTCTCTTGTAGTTGCTGCATTAAAAGCACTAGTGTACTCAGCAAATGTGGAGACTTCAGATCCATTAATAAAATATTGAACACCTAAGGTATATAAAAACGATGTCTGTCCAATTGCTGGAGGATTACCAACACTATGCCAACCATTCTCAGTTTCACTAATTAATAAAAACTCTGAATTATTAGAGGAATTATTTTGATTAAAGATATATGTTTTACCCCTCTCAAGAGACAAGAAGTTGGGTCTTGATCCATCGAATAAAAATTCACCATTAGAAACTGTTACTGCATATGTAACTGTCGAAACGGTATTTACCTGAGGTCTTGCACCAGGAAGTTCTGCGGTAGTTCTAAGTCTAAAAGATGAAGTTTCTCTAGCAGCAGATCCACTGGAATTATATCCATAAGGACCATAAATGGGATACCCATCAAAGGACATACCCAGAATTTTTGAGTGTCCATCTACATGACGAGACCTATCAATTGTGTTGGGATCGTTGCTGTCTGATTGATAGTAGTCTCTAGCATAGTAATTATTTGCATGTTCCTCATCCTCTATTTCAGGACTGAGGACCATATATCCCTCATCACCCTCATATCCAGACATATATCTGTGATGAGCACAATGATAATAAATGCGAGATGTCTCATCTGCATTCATTATGAATAATACCTGATACGGATTCTCATAATCAGCAGCAGGTGCAGCAGATGATCCAGTACTGTTATAATACAGAGTTCCAGGATTTTCATTTAGTGGACCATCCTGAGTCGTACTAAATCGCATTGGGTGCCCCAATGCACCTTCTTGATTACTAGAATCCGATTGATTCCAAAGAATCAAATAATTTCTTTGCACCTGAATATTTTCAGGTGCCATATAATATGTTCCAGGAGAAAATGGTCCAAACTCCTCTGCTTCTGGACCAAAGTCAATATAGAAAATACCAGTTGGGAAAGTTCTTACATCATCAGAAATCGTAAATGAGAATCCATTAGATCCAAGACACCTATCACCATTAGCGAACGATGCTCCAGTAGATACATTTCTCAAGTAAACTCTAGTAATATTGTTATTACTATCTCTAGAAATTTTGGCAATTTCACCTCTAGCATTTCCACCAATTTCATCAACTACACGCCCAACTTGTATCGAACCTAATGTTTCATCAACATTAGAGATTGTGAGCATAATATTATCAAGTTCTGTTTTGATATTCCAGGTAAATAACTCAAGATTACCCCAATCAAATACACCGTTATCTAATTCAAACTCACCAATAGTTTTAGATGATTGATAATAACGAACATTTCCTTCTACTACGGTATCATAAACAGTATTATTTTTTATATAATCATACTTAACTGAATCAATAGCAAAATTGGTAGGTGTGCCACCTTCAGTACCCCACTCTGGTGTGTGAAAAAGACCACCGTTGGCAAGGATACCTGTTACCCTATTACTTTGCTCTACTCTAGTACCAGGATCAGGAACGTCTTTACCACCCCTATAAATGAATACCTGATCAAAACTTCTATCAATTAATGGTCCACCGCCAGGTGCTGCTTCTGCTTGACTCCAAGTAGGTTTTGGATGATTATCAGACTCAATACGAAGTCTATCGGTTATATTTTGAAACGTTCCTCTCGTAAGAGAATTTGGATGATTTTGCCAAATTCTGTTGATATCGAAAGAATCTACAACAGTAGGTGTCTCTTGTTCGGGGAAAAATTGCAACCGTAAAGGATCGTATCCCCTACCCCTTTCAAGAACTCTAACGTGAGTAATTCTTCCAGCATCAGGATCAATAATTGGATATAACAACGCTTCCTGATCGGGAGTACCACAACCAGTCACCGTCAATCTAGGTGGATCTGTAGGATTATACCCAGAACCACCATCTATAACTTTAATCGCACGAACACCGAAAACCTCATCAAAGATTGGTTCGATGACGGCACCAGATCCAGGAACAGTTCTTGCCATTTAACTCAGATTAATACGTTGATAGTTCCATTCATCAGTGCATGAATGGTGCATTGATAATAAAGAGTATTTGGAGCATCCATAGGAACTGTCCAATACAAAACATTGGTTCCACTACCACTTTGCCCCTGAGTATAAGCAGTTCCAGAAAGTCCTTGTGTGCTTTGAATTCTGAAGGGGTGAGATCCGCCATTTGAACTATTATCAAAGGCGTAAGTCATGCCTCTCATGACATAAAGAGTAGGATCTTCTGTAGGAGTAGAAAATCCAGGACCATTAATCGTAAAATGGTTTGAACCATTAGCACCAAGTTCCCACCAAGTCATTGGACTTCTGGTAACAACCCAATCAGTACCATTCCAATATAAAGAATCGCCCTGAGTGATTCCTGTCACATCAGTGTCAGTCAACGCTGCCAGTGTTGTGGTAAGAGTGCCGTTAAATGCAACTGTTAATGTATCTCCACTAATACTCGTAGCAATATTAGTTCCACCTGCAATAGTAAGAGTATCGGATACGCTATTTGCAGTGGTGCTACCAGTATCACCAGCAACAGTGGCAAATATATTTTGCTGACCAGCGCCAGCAGTATCATCAGCAGGAACAAAATTAGTTCCATTCCATTTCAACACTTGGTTGGCAGTAGGAGCATTAGTCGTAATATCAACATCAGACAGAGCATCAAGTCCTGAATACTCAGTAAGAAGTTTTACTCGACTATCACCTACACCACCAGCAGTGATGTTCATATTTACATATGGATTATCATCACCATCAACTGTGAAAAAATAACCAGGATTAGATGCTGCAGAAGGTGCATTACCTAAAGCGGTATATTCGTTCTTATATGAAATAGTTGACGCTACAGAAACATTTCCAGTAGCACCATCAAAAATTGTGGTTTGACTCCCAGCAGTAATTCTCACATCTCCAGTTCCGTTAGGAACAAGAGTGATATCACCATTTGATGCGGAAATAATAGAATTTCCCGCAACATCTAACGCAGAAGTAAGCGCATTGAAATTTGAAGGAGCAAAACTGCTTCCATCATATTTCAAAACTTGACCTACTGCAGGGTTAGCAATAGAGATACCTACAGTAGCTCCATTGCCAATAGCAGTGTACAATTCAGTGAAATTATCATTGATTTTATCACCGCCACTTCTCAGTGTATCACCTGTATTATCATTAGCTGTAGTGCCAATGTTTAGGAGTTGTTTAGCCATTACTCGCTATGATTTTTAGTTATTTATGGGTTTACTTCAGGGTCGATTACTTCTTCACCATATAGAGAGAGATCTGGAGCAGTCCAATCATCAGGAACAGAAGTTTCAACATCAACACTTGGATTTTCATAGTTGGATCCACCGTTTGTAACAGTGACACCAGCAACACCTACGAGTGCCTTAACTTGACCATCAAATCCAGAAATAGAGTCCAATCTGACCACAGGTCTGGACGTATATCCAGATCCACCAGAAGTAACACTAACCTTTTCAATATATCCATTCGTCAGAACTGCTGTAGCATCAGCATTTTGACCAAACACAGATCCAAGATAATCAAATGTAATTAGGGAGTTTGAAGACTCAATAACAGCAACTTCACGATCACTCACCTCACCTTCAATATCAATAAA